GCTCATCGGCTCTGGCGCGGTCACGCTGACCCTGACGCTTACCACAAGCTACCTCATCTTCGTGGCCTCTACGGCGCAAACTGCGGGCCGGTACGCCATGCGGGACGTGTGGGTTATCGACCCCTCGGACGACACGAACACCGCCTACTTCCCCCTCGACGCCCTCAACTCGTCGGGCAACTACCCGAATCAGCACCCCGGTTCCACGGTGGGCGACGCGACCGTCACTGGCACCGTCCTCCCCGTCCTAGTCGCAGCCCCCGAGGGAGACGGCGTGCCGGTGTATGGCGGTCCGGTTGTCTTCTGCGCTCGACGGGACTCCGTGCTTTCGGTGACCCCTGGGGCATCCGTCTCCATCCCCTTGTCTGCGTCCGTGGACCCACAGGGTTGGTTCGCCACCGTGGGTCCGATTATCCCGTTCCCGCATACGGCCCGCATCTACGTGACTGGGCGAATCCGAGCCACGGCGCTATCCGGGTCGGACGACATTCAGCTTCGGCTTCGGCGTGACGGAGCGGCGGTCACCTATCCACTTGAGCAAATCCTCACCCTCGACACGGTAAACAAGTGGGTGCCGTTTGCCTTGTCCGGCGTCATCGCGGACGACCCCGGCGGCGCGGAGTACGAGGTGTTCCTGACAGCCGTCGCGGGCACCACATCGCCCGAACTCGACGACGTTTACCTCACCGCAATCATCACCCCCTCCACCACCGTCTGATATGCCCCTCGCATACCCCCTCCGCTCGCTCGTCGAAGTCGAAATCTTCCGAGGCTCCCTCGCCTCCGCGCAGTCCCTCGACATCATCCAGGTCCAGTCCCGCTCCCGCGACGACGACACTCCGTGGGGCGACATCCCTCAGGACCTCTTCTGGGAAGACCAGAGCGGGCGCCGCGCCGAGGCCGGTGACGCCTACGAGCGCCAGAGCTTCCCGCAGTCTGACGGCACGCTGACCCTCGGTCCGTGGAAGTACGTCGGCGACAGCCGCTCGCTTGAGGGCCAGTACGGCCGCGCAGCCAACATCGACTGGACGCCGCCCATCGAGCCCGGTGGCGTGATGCGGACCCCGCTGGGGACCGTGCTCTTCGACGACGACGGCAACCTCCTGAGCCGCCCGGCTGTGGGTGAGCAGGACCTCGACGTTTGGACGGGCGAGCCGCTCTTCGAGGAAGACGGTGTGACGCCGATCCTCGTCCCTGGCGCCTGAGCCAACATAGAACAACCAAAGAGACTGCCCTAAGCAGCGGGCCCGCTACGGCGGATCACCTGAGGACGCGGCGGATGGACTCGGAGGCTGAAACCTTCTTCTCTGTCTTCTGACACCCTAGCTAAATATGGCTTTCCCTGATGATGTGACGCCCACTATCCCGGGCGCAAACAACGGTGGCTCTGACCCCGTTGAGCTACTGCTGACCATGTTCTCCGGTGAGGTCCTTGCGACCCTCCGTGAAAAGAACATGTTCCTTGACATGACCCGCTCGATGAACGTCGGCGCTGGGTCTTCGCACCAGTTCCCTGTCCTTGGTCAGGCCACCGCTAAACGTCACGCTCGCGGCGACTCGATCATCCAAGACTCTCCGGCTGGCTACCTCTCCCAGATTGACTCGGCGCAACGCCTGATCCAGGTTGACCGTCCGATCGTGTCCTCGTTCACCGTGGACGACTGGGACGAACTGCTGACCCACTTCGAGTTCCGTGGCGAGTACGCGACCCAGCTTGGCGAGGCCCTGGCCCGCTACATGGATGAGCAGATCGCCAAGGTCATCGTGAAGGCCGCCAAGTCTGGCCCGACGATCACTGCTCAGACGGGCAAGAACGGTCAGGTTCTGACGGAGGACAACTGCGCTCAAAACCCCGAGCTTCTCTTGGAGCAGATCCGCACCGCTGCGGCAGGCTTCGAGGAACGCGATGTTCGGGCTACGGACCTCAACTTCGTTGTCCGCCCGGACATGTACTTCCGACTCGTTGAGAACGGTGAGATGCTCAACCGTGACTTCGGCGGCACCGGCTCCAAGCCCCAGGGTCTGATCGACTCGGCATACGGCTTCGGCATCCACATGTCGAACAACCTGCCCTCGACTAACGACACTGCGGCGGACCCGGGTGACCGTAACGACTACCTCGCGGACTACCGTGACACCGTCGCCATCGGCTTCCACCGTGATGCGGTTGGTACCGTCTACCGTGAGAACCTCATGGTTGAGAGCGATCGCCTGGTTGAGTACCAGCAGGACCTCGTCGTGGCCCGCATGATTACGGGTACGGGCATCCTCCGCCCCGAGTGCGCGTGCGTGATTGAGGATCCGACCCTCACCACTCCCTGATCTGATCCACCTCTCCTCCTGAACTGAATACACATGGCTACTAGACTTTCTAAGCTCGACGCCGTCAACCAGATGCTGTCGGCCATTGGTCAGAAACCGACCAACAGCCTGGAAGGTACGACTAGCATGTGGACCCGTATCGCCGTCCAAACTCTGGACGAGACGGACCGCGAAGTTCAGGGGGAGGGGTGGTATTTCAACACCGATCCGAACCACACCTTCTCCGCCAACGCCAATACCGGAGAGGTTCCCGTACCCGTCAACACGGTCCGGTTCAAGGTCTACGACATGCAGGGCGCTACGCTCCGGGACGGGAAGATCTACGACCGCCACAAAGGTACGTTCGACATTGGCAAGGCGCTCCAGGGTGAGCTAGTCCAGTACCTGGACTTCGATGCGCTCCCCGAAGTCGCCAAGGAATACATCGTGGCCCGATCGGCCCGCAAGGTGTACATGCGCCACGTTGGATCCCAGGAGAACCAAAGGAACCTCCTGATGGAAGAGACGATGGCTAAATCTAACCTGCTGAACCACGACTGCATCGAGGGCGACTACAACATGCTCGATGATGTGACGATCCCCTGGATCGCTGGCTCACGCTACGTCCCTGGTAGGCCCCGTAACCACCCGCGCTACTGATGCCGACTCGCACCGTCCAGGTGCCCACCTTCCTTGGGGGCATCTCCCAGCAGTCCCCCGCAATCCGCAGGTCCAACCTGGTGGAAGACGCCAAGAACGTCGAGTTCATGGCAACGGAAGGTACGATCAAGCGGTATCCCACGCAGTGGCTGGCGAGGATCAACACCGATCTGACTGGCTACAAGTGCTGGCCCATGGAGCGGGATGACGCCGACTACATCCTGTGCATCGGAGACGGGGACGTTGAGGTGCGAGACCCGGTCGCTGGCGACATCGTGGTACACGACCCGGACAGCGTTGGGTACAGCTACCTGGCTGGGGCGTCCTACGAGGACCTGCGCGTCCAGGTATTCTCTGACACCGCCTTCGTACTGAATCGCCAGAAGGTGGTCGCAGGGGTCGCAGGGAAGACCAACCCTTCCTGGTACGAAGATGGTGAAGCTGGGGTGTTCGTCAGGAACTCCAACTACTCCACGGAGTACAGCATCACGCTCCAGAGCAGCAGCATGCCGGACGAGGTGGTGTGCAAGTATGTGACGGCAGGGGCGACGTACAAGCGGGACAGGTACTCCCGAGGACAGTTGTTTAGCCCTACGCCGGATCAGCGGACTGGGGATGCGCCGTTCATCTTCAACGAGGTTGCCAACAACGTAACCACCAATGGCCCCCGAGCCAACGGAGTTCAAGAGTTGTTCTTCAACTCAGGTGGTAACCACCAAAGCAGCAACCACCCACCTAACGGTGGAACCTACCTTAGCAGGAACGATTTAAGCTTCGACCCGTTCACAAACGAGGTCTACTGGATCGGGTCCGGTAGTCTCCCTGCCGCCGATCTAATCATCGGTCACTTCGAGGACATCTACATCTCGGTCTTCCTTCAGACGACCTGGATTGCTAGGCAACTCATCAGGGAGATCCAAGAAAAGACAATCAACATCGAGATCGAGTACCCTGACATCGAAGACTCCGCCTTCCGGGTCTACACCGATAACGGGGTGACCCTAGACAAGTTCGAGGTCCGGGACTCCTCAGGCAACGACTTCATGACTGGGTGGACCAAGTCCGTCCAGAACATCTCCGATCTCCCCCTGACCTTCAAGCACGGGGCCGTGGTCGAGATCACGGGTGCCGACTCCAACGCGGACAACGACTACTTCGTTGAGTTCCAGACCGAAGACGGCGTTGAAGGCGACTGGGGTCAAGGCACCTGGAACGAGACCGTGGAGCGGGGGCTCGCCAGCGGCAGGTTCGACGCCTCTACGATGCCCCACACCCTCCAGCGGAAGGTGGCTACGGATGCCTCGATCCCTGGTGTTGCTCAGGGAGAGGTCTACTTCGAGTGGAACCAGTTCGACTGGGCCGAGAGGCTCGCGGGCGACGAGACCACGAACAAGACCCCCAGCTTCGTAGGGGAGCAGATCAAGGATGTGTTCATCGTCCAGAACCGTCTAGGGTTCCTGGCGCAGACCGAGGTCATCCTGTCGGAGTCGGATGAGTTCCAGAACTTCTGGCGGCCCACGGTCCTGAACCTGGCCGACAGCGACCGCATGGACTTCTCCGCCAGTGACCTGGACGGGGACGTTCTCCAGCATGCAGTCCCGTTTAACCAGAACCTCCTGATCTTCACGGAACTGTCTCAGGCTGTGGTCCTGGGTGACCCCATCATCTCCCCGACCTCGGTCCAGGCTCCGCAAATCAGCAGCTACCGCTGCTACCGCGATGTGGAGCCCGTCAACGCGGGGCGCTCGCTGTTCTTCGCCCAGCCTAACGGTGAGTACACCGCGATCCGCGAGTACGTCCCCGGGGAGCAGTCAGACCAGTTCCAGGACGCCATGATTACGCTGGCAGTCCCGCGCCTGATCCCGTCGGCAATCGACCGTATGTTGGTCAGCACCGTGGACCAGATGCTTGCCGTCATCCCTACGTCCCGGGACAAGGTCTACCTGTACCAGCATCTCCGTGCTGGAGGGGAGCAAATCCAGGCATCCTGGACAACTTGGGAGTTTAGTGGCACTCTTCTGGACATGGTGTTCATGAACGGTCGCCTGTTTGTCCTCCTTGCTCGCGAGGGTATTACATACCTGGAGCGTATGGACATTGGGCCAGGTCGTTCCGAGAGTGGTCAGTCTTTCGTCCCACGTTTGGATTCGCTGTACGAGATTTCTGGCAGCGTCTACGATCGAGCCACTGACACCACGACTTACCTAGCCTCTCTGGATTACGCATTCACAGATTCAGAAACAATGGGGCTAGTAGCTTCGACGGGAGGCGATCTACCCTACGGTGCGTCCATCGCAATCACGAGCCAAGTAGCGGCTAACGGCTTCTTGCGGGTCAGTGGAGACCTCTCCAGCCAGCCAGTTCTAGCTGGTCGGC